TGAAGAAAATAATGTTCAATGATAAGTACGGTCTGACACAGGCCGTACTTGACGGTCGTAAGACCTTTACGAGAAGAATAATAGACTACTCGAGAAACAAAGTGTTCTTGGACTTGCTGGGTGATGAGTACTACATGAAACATGAAGGAGCGTTGTCTTATGATTACGATGATGACGTATTGAGAATTGATGATGATTTTGACTGTTACATTTTAAAACCTAAATACAAGATCGGTGAAAAGGTAGCCATAGCGCAAAGTTACAGTCAATGCGGCAATTTTCCAGATTATGAACTCGATGAAGACGGTTATCCCGTAATGACTAAAAGAAGCGGATATTTCAATAAGATGTTTACTCGTGCAGACCTCATGCCGCACCACATCCGTATTACTAATATCAAAGTTGAGAGATTACAGGATATATCATACGAGGACTGTTTGAATGAGGGAGTAACGATGACTATGCACAAATCCGCCGACGGTGAATGGTGGAGATATTATTTTCCTAATGGGCAGTACAAGGGATATGATACCCCATTAGAGGCTTTCTCCTCATTGATAGATTGCGTCTGTGGTAAATATACGTGGGAATCTAATCCTTGGTGTTTAGCTTATGAGTTTGAATTAATTAAATAAAACAATCATGATGAATCAAATTTGCACTAATAAAGAACAATCATCCCGGCTATTAGAGGCCGGGGTGAGACCGGAGACGGCGGACATGGTAATCCTATATATAGACAATGAATGCAATGTAGCAGGATGGAAAGATATTCGGAAGGACGATAAAGGTCAGCTTTACTATGATGTATATGGAGAGACATATATATTGAGAAAAGAAATACTCCCAGTAGATAATCCATATTACGATCATTCATATCAAAATGATTGCCCCGCTTGGTCTCTATCCAAGCTGATAGACATGATGCCTAAATCATACCAAGATGATATTGACGGGATGGTTTATTACCTATCCGGAAATTTCGTTGAGTTAATGTACGCATCGGACTGGATCAAGGACGGGGAAGGTGACAATACTTACAATTGCGCAAAATCCTTCGACAAAGAGAACCTGATGGACAATGTGGTTGACGCTATCGAGTGGCTCATCAAGAGAGGTCACTTGAATAATAAATTCCTAACAGATAAATGCGGCGATTGCCGACTTATCGAGGATGAAGACGCTAACGGGGAAGCTTGGTGCGCCTTCCATCAAAAGCCGGTAAGGTGCGATAGTAGAGCTTGTGAGGATATTTTAGAGAAAGGAGGATCAAATGCGTGAGATTAAATTCAGAGGGAAGAATCTTAATACTAAAGAGTGGGTGTATGGAGATTTATTGCAATGGAATGATGGAGAAACAGCTATTGGTGTTCATGGACAATTCATTGATGATGGTTATCATTTTAATGAAAACTATGATAAAACACCTTATGTTGATGAAACTACCGTAGGCCAGTACACAGGCCTAAAAGACAAGAACGGAAAGGAGATTTACGAGGGGGATTTAATAAAAGCTCCAAGCGGACGTATTTATGCCGTTATTTTCTCAACATGGAAATATGAAGAGAAAAGAGAGTTTCTAAAAGTAATTGACTTGTATGAACATACAGGATGGTGCATATCCCTAGATGGGGTTAATCCATGTGGACTGCTAGACTTTGAGGTGTGCCAAGGAAGTGTTATAGGCTCAGTGTATGACAATCCCGAACTACTGAAAGGAGGTAACCATGAAAGCAACATATAATACCATCGATTGGGAACAGCGTAGGTACGAGCTTGCTAAAAGCGCCATGAATGGTATTTTAAGTGATGAAAATGAGGTGGGTTATGCTTGTTCTGAGGTAAAATACGGGGAAAACGAAAAACATACGATTCCAAAGGCTATCGCTCAATATGCAGTTGCTTGCGCAGACGCACTGATAGATGAATTGAGGAAAGGAGGTGAAAAATGAAAGCAATAACTATTAAACAGCCTTGGGCATCCTTGATAGTCCACGGTATCAAAGACATTGAGAATCGTACTTGGAGAACTAACTATCGTGGACGTGTGCTTATTCATGCTGCTGGTTCTCATGGTAAAAAGTTTAGCGTCGATTTAACTGATGCTCAAATGAAGGCTGCATTTGGTACGATTGCTAAAGAAACAATGTTTGGTAATCTGCCTTTTGGTACAATCATTGGCAGCGTAGAGATTGCGGATTGCGTAGTAAATCATTCATCCATTTGGGCAGAGAAAACAGAAAACTACACAGTCGGCATGAATCCTAAACTGCATGAGAATATTACAGGCAGAAAGGTTGTCTATAATTGGGTATTGGCAAATCCTGTAATGTTTGACAAGCCGATAACAGGCGTGAAAGGCAAGCTTTCGTTTTGGGAATTTAAACAATAAGTATTTCAATGGAAAGAAATATTGATATGGGACAGACGATAGAGGAAGCGGCAAAAGAATATTTAAGCCAGCTCCCATGGGAGGAAGGTGATAAACTCGCCTACCATATATGCGAGTTTGATTTTAAAGCTGGATTTAAATCCGGTGCCGAATGGGAAAGGGTAGAAGCTATTAATGCTCACTGGAAAAGTTGCCCGAAACTATCTAAAGACAATGATCGGATGTGCAATCATTCTTTTGATTGCGATCAGAATTGTGAGTACATGAAGTCTTTTATCAGACTATTAGAGGAATAGTATTAACCGAGCCTTCCCGGGAAGGCTCATTATTTAAAAGATATGAAACATATAGATGTAGAGGTCAGTGCTACCATTAGCATGAATTACGATCCGGAATCAGAAGAATTTAAGGATTCACTTGAAAGTTATCGGGATGCGATAGAGGACGGTGCCAGTGAAGAAGATATGCTCCGGCAGATAGCATGGTACATCACTGCATTCGGCACAGAAAACATGATAGAGGGTATCGGTTATGTATCTGTGGATGGTGAAAAGAATGGTGATCCAGAAGACTGGTGCGGAGTAGATATCGTGAATAGCCTCAATATAAATGATACTCCGGATTTTCAAACAACTATAATTTAACTTCTAATAACATGTGCGTACTTATTTACGACGGGGATGTAGAAATACAATCCCCTAAACAACTAGAGGATCATTTCCCGCAAATCACGAAAATGATCCCAGCGGAAGGGTATGACAATATCATACCGGAATCTTGCCTGTGCCAAGTGGACATAGAGAATACTCTTGATAGTGCCGGAATAAAGTATATTGAAGATTGCGGGGACTATATAATCATTAAATAATAAATAAATTGAAATCATGAGATTAAGACAAGCCAAGAAGATAATGAAAAACTTCCAGTTATATCCCGGGATGTTATGGCTGTATGGAACCGGAAGAGTCGACAAAGCCAACAATATAGTGCTACATCATTATTTCTAGGGTGAAACCCGAAATAAAAGTATGGAACACTTTAACGGATAAAGATCCGCTATTGGCGATCAAGATGCTTAATGAGTTAAGCAAAGAAATAAAAGGCCGACATAGATTAAATGATATATTCATGGGAATAAACCAAATTGTCCGGGACGAGCGAGAATTAAAAAAGCTTCTTCGCTCGTCCACTGGGTTAAAAGTATTTGAAGCGATGTTGATCGGAAGTTATAACGGGTTTAGAAGTCTGTCAGACGAGGCGATACAAGACAAAGCCCATATCACTTTTTATAGGGGAAGCTGGGATTGTATTAATGGAGGAATATACAAAATATGTATTTATACCCCTTCCATTGGAAACAGGGCAAATGTACCATACATCCAGTCTATCGTGCGTAAGATAACTAATGCCTTGGATATCCGCTTCGGAAAAGATGGATGGAATGAGTGTAACCGATCATTGCTTGAACGATGGAGACCGTTAAGCAGATTCTCGTTCTATTTGCAGTTGCCTAATTTCAGAGATATCATAACAGGCACATCAAGTGCCGTATCCGAGCCATCACCTCGTAAAAGTTGACAGGCTCGAAATCCAAGGAATCCGTGAGGCGGTCTATCTCCCGTCTTGCGGATTCCTTCTTTGCGTGTCCTTTATTTTTGGTTTTCTTAGTCATCCATGGCACACATATAAATCCAGACCTTGCCTTCCGGAGCGTCATCATCCATGAAGTAGAAATTAATAGCATCCTCGATGATCTTTTTCTCGGCGTCCGGGCCGAACCATTCAGAGAATTTTACTTCCTTGTCATGCCAGTTTGCGTTAAGAGCAACGTACACGTCCCATATGTTGGTATTTCCCGGGATGCTCATACCTTTTATAGCGGTAGCCACCTGCTCCATATTCCAGTGCTCACCTTTATGTTCTCCCGCCTTGCCTTTATGACGCATTGCCGCCACGTCCATCTTGCCAAAGCACTCATTATAATGAGGCCCACAAAACACCTCATGTAAATCACGCATAGCCTCGTCATACGCTTCCGGGTCTTTCTCCCTTAACTTTTCCATAGCCTCCTCCATCACGTCTATGGAGGCCCACATCTTCTTCTCGGAGCCTAGTCCCTTGGCTTGGTACTCCCTTATCTGTTCCTTGTATCTCATATCTCATATTATTATTCGGTAAATATTGATTTCAACTCCAAAAAATCCGCTTCCGTTATACGGATAGCGTTCGTTTCGCCTAGGATAAAATTCATGAGTCCGTTATCTGGAAGCTCTATCAAGATGGAGCCTTCCCCGATCGTCCCCTTGATAAATCCTTGCTCAAACTTATACGGCTTCATGCTCTTGAATACGTTCATGGCGTCATCGAATAACTCTTCCTTATCATAATTGCCGTTCTCGTCAGCCACGAACATCATGAATCCCTCCACCTTCTCAGCGATCTCCTTGTCCTTTTGCACGAGGATGTTATGGACACCTCTTTTCAGATACTTGCCAAGGGGCTTGAATGCCGTGTTCCCGGAGACGAAAGAGTCAACCCTTTCCTCCGCCCATATCTCAACCGAGTTCACCAACCGGCTCTTTAATTCCAAAGCTTGCTGTTTAAGTTCCATGATCCCGATTAATTAGGCTGTTTTTTCTTGCCGCTATTCTTCAGCTTCAAGAACTCAGCGTAGGGCATATCGGCGTATTTAGACGTATACTCATTAAAGAGCGCTATATTCTTGTTCGCTTCCTCCGAGGCCGATTTCTTGACCCTCTTGGTGATTGTCATAAGGCTGTCCAGTATATCCTTCCCGTCCTTGGACTCTTCCACGATCGGGCGCATGATACGCATGTATTCCCGGTTAAGGATGCCCATCAATGCGTTTTGGGCCTTCTGGTATTCCGGGTCGTTGTTTAACACCTCGATCTCCATGTCCGTCATATCATTAACGACCTTGTCCATCTCATCCCATAAGGGAGATTGGCTTCTTTTGGGGTTATTCTGAGTGTTTAACAACCGCTGTTTTTGTACTTGTATCTGATTTAGGGTCTCTTGCAACTGACGTTCATAAGCCTCCATCTCATTGCTCATGTTACCGTTAGACCCCAATAACGGGTCACCTCCTATGTATACGTTATTTAATGCCATAATATCTTTTGTTAGTGGTTGGTAATAGGAAAGTGGTAAGCCCCGAGGGGCTACCACTAACTTTTCTTTCTCTTGCTAACCTTAGCCTTCGCCTTGGGCTTGGGCTTCGGATCATCAAGCTGTCTCAGCGGGGGCGCTTGTCTGGGGAAACCCACAGCAGCTACGGTAACTCCCATAACCGGTAACGACAGGGGTGTTAGGCAATACCAGCTCACCCTTGATGTTACGACAATCAAGCTGTCTCGTGTAGTTGACAGAAGCCGTGAACGCCTTGTCGATCTCGCACTGGATCAGACGATCTTGGTAAGGACGAATCGCCGAACCTACAGCCACCTGACACCTCAATTCATCAATCTGAGCCTTCAAGACATCGAACTGGTCTCTTTGGTTCTTGTATAGACCAAAATCAGCGTCTACCTGTGACTTGTACAATCCGAAATCAGCGTCTACCTGTGATTTCCACAAGGCGAATTTCTCGGCGATATCCGTCTGGCGGTGATCGTAATCGGCTTGCATACCTGAGACTTTCAATCCCCACATTGCGTTTGTAAGCGATAACGCCTCCTCACAGCCTTTCTCCCAAGCCATGAACGCTGTCGGAGCGCCTACACCGGAACCACCACCGCCTCCTGTGGTCGTGTTGATGTTAACGTTCTCCGGCATACCGGCTCCCCAGCCACCGCCGAACAAGCCGCCACGGTTACGTGACACCGCCCAAGCTCCAAGAGCCGTACCAATGATACCCAATGTCAAGCCGGCGTTACCCACGCCCTTGCTTGCGTAATCCCTGTGCTCATCCTCATGGACGATCTCTTTCTCCTTAATAATTTTCTCTGCTTCCATATATCATGAATTTTATGGTTATTCCGGGTTATCCCGGACACCACAAAAATCCAGAGAAGTCCATACCAAGGGAAATATCTTGTTCCTAGCTTATTCCTTATTCATTCCTAGTTTGTTCCTGACCTCCCGGTCAAGCATATGTATCATCCAATTACGCCTTATCCGATATGGAAAATCGTTCTTGATCCTATTAACACCCCGTCTGGTAAGCCCTGTAAGATCGGCCACGACTTTCTCCGAGTACCCCTTATCCAAGAGTATTATAATGAGGATACCACGGGCGTTAACGCATTCCTCACGGTTAAATGACATCATGTCTACGGGATCAACCCCGCATACCTCACCAGCGATACAAATCACTCGCTTGTAAAACTCCTCGACCTTGTTCATTTTTTTGTAGATTTCATTAACAAAATAACGCCACGCATGTTATATAAGGGAAGCCCCGAATAAACACACATGGCTTGGCTATGTTTTCCTTCGTCCGGGTCGAATCAGAAGAAGGAATAGGGGCTTTATTCAATACCCGCCCCTATGGGTATTACTCATTACCAGATCCTATAGAATCCACCTATACCTACATAAGGTGATAGTCCATGTTTCCCGATCCCATAACCGGCAATAACACCTATTCCCCATCTACGGGGGGTGATCGTCTTGGTTATATACTCAGTCCTTCTATAAACCTCGATGTAATCAAGATTAGGCTTATAGCCGGATATTGACAGCCGGTAATCATCCGTCTTGTACTCCTTGCTGGTTATCGGCACCGGGACATATACAGGTTCCTTTACCGTGTCGCCGTCCAACGTGATATAAACAGGGAACGGCTCAGGTATTGTTTGTACCAGTGTCTCATAGACCGGGTACGGGATGCTGTCATGTATCGTATCCACCTTGGCGGACGTGTCGGTCTTGGATATCGAATCACTGGCTACATTTCCCCGGACATGGTAGCCAGCCGTGAAACTGGCTACCAAGCACACTAGTATTAATATTGCTTCCCAAGGTTTCATAGCTATATTATTAACCTGTTCCTAAAATGATTATCATTAAAATTATAAACAAGACTACTATAAATTTAAACTCCGCCCAATCCCCGAATAGTTTTTCTAGGATATCATGAAACAAATTCATACTACAACCTCCCAATCCTCGGCAAACACATCACTGATGGATGGGACCCATGAATCGGCACGACCTGTATTCTCATTGTAAATAAGGCATTGGCTTGTGTAGTTAATGAATCCTTTGCCTTTCAGAATAAGGTCTTTTG